TCTAACGCTTTGGCATACAACAAAATTTCAGTTGGGGTATCCCTCCTATAACTTTTCGCACCGCTATCAAACACCCCCGCTGGGATAGTGCCAGCCCACCTGTTTCGACCTAACTTCATAGCCGAAATATTAGCGTGTAAATCCCCCCCTAAATGCCACCACGTTTTCGCAGACGGGAAATGCTCTGCTTTCCACGCGGCGTACTGCGCGCTTAACGGGGCATACGCAGAAGGGAATGACTGTGTGATTATCTTCTCTTTAACTAACTCCACATACTCATGAGCACATACCCGTGGAAGTGTCGCTTCCTGCTTCCGGGCTACCACACGAAACCCTTTGAGCATCCGTAAGTACCGGGCCATCTGTGGCATCTTTATCTGGAGCATATTCGCTTCCCTGCTCGTAAATCCAACCATCTAAAATTGGAAGAACTTTCAATGTATTATCTTCAATATCAAACGAATGTGTACGTAACTTAACCCCTTTTCGTATCATGCGCAACACCGACATAACACTTGGGGTAGTGCCCCCACGATTTAATGCATAAAAAATAAACGCAGAGAATGCATCTTCTTGTATTAAAACTGGAATGGCGTCTACTAACCTAAAATCTAATGCTTCATACTTATATAAAAAAAATAACCATTCTTCCTCATAACTATCTAATACATCCAACATTGCGTGATATGAAGTATGTGTATATATCGAATGGGGGACGGATAAACACTTTAAAGAAGAAACGGTGGCGGCTACTGACCCCACTTCGTGCGGAGACGCAATAATATGAATACCTACCCGCATTTATCTAGTATCCTCTGATAACATACACACGTCTATATTTGGGAACCGACGAGGAATAATAGTAGTAATTTGAAAAACCTCAGAAGTATCCGGGATATATACTCTATCCCCAACATGAGCGTTATACCCTACCGGGATGTACATATCGTGCTTACTCACATTATAGGCTCCCGCGTCAAAATCAACCCCAGAAGTATTCCCGAACAAAGGAGCATAAATCAATAACGGGATACCAGACGCTACTGCTTGAAAACTAAACTCAGTATTATAACTACTAAAATCTTTATGAGGACGTAATAAATCAATAACTACATTCACTTTGTACAACACAGAGAGATAACGAATTATTTCATTCTCAAAAAAATCAGGAGTATTATTAACTACTAAGTACGAATCACCACTCACCACAAAGGTAATAACATCACCGGGGAGTACCACCGTATCAGATTTATACGCCACTTCTAAAAAATGTTCACGAACGAATGGCTTAGTTACCTGTGAATTTGGAGTATACGTCAAATACTCGGTGACGTTTGGAACCTCCACATTCATTCTTGCAATCGTAAACGCAATCCCCACCTCAGAGATAACATCTGCAATATCTATCTGAATACTCATTTATCCGATGCCTTCGGGCTAAAAATAGGAGAAAACGAATCACTATATGTAATATCTTCCCCAGCCGCATTATACCGAAATCCGGCGTCTACCTTTGTCCCAAACAACCCCGAAACAATATTGGTAAGCCCCAACGCTTCTAAAAACTCGTCTGGGTGTTCCTCCATTACTTCCTTAAATTGGTCGTCCATTGTCGTGATTAACTTGTAATAATGGTCAAACCGATGTTGCAAATTAATCTGTTCATACTTAAACTTATGAGCACTCTCTGACAATAACATAAAGAACATGTGGCGTTTCGCACGAGTCTTTATCCAATATAACTGAAAAGAAACGGAAGTAGGCAAAGCCCATCCAGTTTCTAATAAAGCGTCGCTTACACTATTTTCATAATCTTCCGTAACAAAATAGGTAGCCAACCCCTTCAATTCCGATTGGATTTTCTCATAGATATCGTCAGCAGTCATAATTATCCCTACTCTACATTCTTTTTCCGTGGTTTACGCAACTGAACCGGCTTCTTTTTCGGGGAAAGAACAAGTTTCTCCGTGACTTTCCAACGTGCCGGGTTCTCCTGCATATCCAAAAGAATATTCTTCGGCAAAGGAGCTAAAATAGGTCTACCATCAAAATAGACAGTCTCCCCTATCTTAATGTTAAACCCTACCGGTGTAACACTTTCTATATGCTTTGGTGTTTCCATTGTAATATACTCCGTTTATAAAGGGGGGAGACGTTACCCTCCCCCCTCTTCAATCTAACGTACTTTCAACTGAATGATAGCGTCACGGTGGTACAAAACAGGCAAGCCCTTATCCTGTGCCCGAACCCAAGCCACATCAGGGTCAATAGTCATCCACGATTTAGGTGTCAAACCATAACCACCCGGAATACCGAAAGGTGCTTCAATCCATTCAAAAATGGCTTCACCCTCCACACTACGAGTTAAGAAAGTCATACTGTAATCCGGCACAAACATCTTCGTAGACATTACATAATCTTCGCCAGCACGATAAGTATTGACGGGGGCGGCATTAATAGTAAGCGTTGCCGCTTCAATATTAACCGCTGAAATAGCAACATCTTCATAAGTACCGGCAGATACGTCCATAAACCGAATCTTCGCACCCACAGAAAAATCAGTTGGGTTCTCTACCGAAATTGTAGTAGTTGTCCCACCAATAACCGGAGCAGTCAAAAAAGAACGTACCTCATAGGCTTCATCATAAATCATAATCTGGGGGATGTCGAGCAACCCCGCGATTACTTTAGGATTAACACCAACAAGATTATTTACAGCCCCACTATACAGGGAACCGTCACCAAACGCGTCTTTACGCAGCAACGCCGCAATCTGCGGGTCTTTCGCCATCAGTTTCAAGACAGACGAGTTGATAATCGCAATATCCACCTGACCGTTGTTCGCGGCTTTCAAAGTGGTCTTGACATCCATAATATTACCAAGAATGTCCGCGTCAACTTCGCCCCAGCGGTCGTTCCCAACCAAAGAAACCTGATTCTCTTTCGGAAGCTGGTAATCCACGCTCAGTTTTGTTCCGCCTTCCTCTGAATACTCAAACTTACCCTCACAAATCATCTTCACAATCATCCACTCTTTCCGGCGGCGACTACGATTAACAAGGTTGGCGTACTCAGTAGCAAGTTTCTGACTTGCGGTCTGTTTCTGAATAGTACCCGGTTTCTTCATGTTATTGATAAATTCCTCACCAAAAGAAATCTTCTCAGACATGAAAGCGGCCTTAGCACTATGCTCTGCAACTCCGCTTGGAGCGGTGGTCGGAGACGGGCTTCCCGGAGCAATAAACGGAGCCAACCCACGAGAGCCACGTACACTCTGCCATGTAATAGTGTCCGTCAGGCATTTTTTCGTACCCAACATAGGGGTCATAGCCAACTGCGGGGGAGCAGTAAACTTACTAATAAACTTTACAAGAACTTCAAACCGAAGCTCAGGAATATCTACAGGTGCATACGACATTACTTCCTCCTATAAAATTAATATGCAATTACCAGTGAAACACCAATTAAGGCATATCCAAAAACTGACTTACAATTTTAGCGTTCAATGCAGTCAAACTGGTTGCGTCTGCATTAACAATAACACCCTTGTACAGAATGGCATTACCCAAAATAAGTACAGTATTTCCGTCGAGTGCGTCAACACCCGTCAAAGTGTCTACCGATTTGCCAAGAATACCCACAGCGTTTACTGCGTCAGCATGACAAATGTAAGCAAACCGAGCCACTGTGAAAGAAGTAGCACCCGTCGCGGTAGTAAACGTAATTTCTGCTTTATGAGCATAAGTGGTATTATCTATCGCAGTAATAGCACCCAGCACCTCCGCAGTAGTCGTATCGTCTTTAATACGAATAGTATCGCCAACCGCAAACTTGTAACTATCAGCAACAGTCACGTTCACAGTAGAACCTGCTGCTGTGTTGTCCTCAACCAGATACGCACGTCCCGGAGCTTCCTCTTTGCCAGTAACGGCAGTCGGGTCATACGGTACCATTTTACCCAAGTTAGGACTACCAGCAGCCGTATTGTCTGCCATAATAAGACCATGTGTCAGAATACCAAAACCAGCCTGAACCGTGCGGGGCAACCGCCGAGACGCGTTAGGCTCACTGAAAAACAAGCGTTTTGCTTCGCTTGAAGTTCCATATTTAATAAAAGGGGTATCAGCCATAATATAATCCTCCAATGACTATATAGTTAACTATTAAAACAAACGAACCCTACGCAGATACAGACTGTCCACACATACTCAAAAGAGCGTCCACAGAGCTATCAACTTCTGCAACCTGTACAGCAACAGTATCAGCCGCCGGGTCTTTACTAAAACCGGAACCCATCACTGATGTTGAAACACCCTTATCGACCCAACTCTGAATCTCAGCATCAATCGCTTCGGAAAACTTAGCAGTATCCAAAACGCCGTCATTGAGAAACTTCGTATAACTTACGTGGGGACGCACTTTATCGTGCAAATGCTCAGGAATATCACTGGCACTTAACTTGGCGGAGAACAATGCGGCTGCGGTACTCTGCAACTCTTTCTCAGCACGAATCACCTCAGCTTTTTCAAACTTAGCAACCCGGTCGCCCATCTCAGTAAATTTAGCATCCATCGCTTCCTTGTCAGCAGAAAAACCTTTCTCCGCTTCACTCTTCCCGTCGGTCACACCCATCTCAAATACTTCTTTGTACAAATCTGGGTGCTCTTCTTTGAACTTAGTCAAATCCATTACATCTTCCTCCTTAGAATTATTATCACTTGTTTGCTGTGAACCTTGGCCGCCGTCAGAAACCGGTTCACTAAACTTAGTTCGTACTACACAATCCTTACCAAGCGGAACTTCCTTGTTAAAAGCAGTTGCGTTGGTATTGCTGTCCCAACCAAACACACAAACCGACATCTCTTTGAACTCACATTTACGAAAGACAGTTCCGGGCCCTTTTAATGTAAAGCCGTTCACTTCCACTTCCGCATCTTTCTCAATGCGCTCAATCGACGTTGGTTGTACATATATTGAACTCTGATACGGAAATCCTTTCTTTGAATTTGAAATAAATTCCGTACTGAGGTTATTGTCTAAAAATACAGTAGTATTCGGGTCGGCACTAATCCCGTTCTCGTCTACCACCGGTTTACCGGTAAATGCTATCTTCCGGTCAGTGTCATGATTCTCAAGAATAGGAAACTTCTCAGCCGAGAAACCTACCCCATCTAAATCAATGGCAAGGTCATCCCACCACCAATGGTCTTTAATAACACCACCGGTATACCCCACCATATCTAATTTAACCGATTCCGATTCGTCGCCCTCACTTGAAAACTTCAAACCAACTTCTTTTTCAGAGAACATCAAAGCCATCGCAGGAACCGCCTGTTCCTGAAACATTGAATTTGCACGTAACAACGCACGTTCCTCCGCAACAGTGTCATCTAAACCAGACTCCCGAAACTTATCATAATGGGAATTAACTATATCCGTCCACTCCTGATATAAATCAGCAGGGGCAACACTCAATTTAGCCGCGTCTTCCACAGTAAACTTCAACATTACTTCTTCTCCTTTTTATCGGCTTTTTTATCGTCTTTTTTATCGTCTTTTTTATCAGACTTCTGCTTACCCTGTTCGCCCTCAACAGTCTCTTGCAATGTTTCAGCGTCTACCCCGTATATTAACTCAGGATATTTCTTTTTCTCCATTGCATGTTTCTGACGCATCCTACCATAATTACTGATACCAAGACGTTTAGCAATCTCTTTATACGGGATCCCTAATGTTTCAGAAACAGGGCCATGCTTCACACCTAACAACCCCTTTGTGATTGCTTCAAAGTCAATCGTCTGAGACACAGGAAAGTTCACGTCTACCAACTCATACGCAAATTTCGACACTTTCTTAATTATTTCAGTACCGTTATTAAACCCAAGACAATCGTCCACCATATACTCGAACTTAAAATCGGTAACTTTTGACCGCAAGAACAAAACAGCATGCCAAAAATCATATTTCAAAAATCGCTCAAAAGAAGCAATCTCATCCGAAGTTCTATCCGACATCGGAGCTCTTGTTGCGTTAACCGACGCAAACGAACCTTTAGAAGAACCGGTCATAATATCTCCCGGCTCATTCAACCCGGAGGACACCATCTCAAGAATATCTGTATCTTGGTCGGTAATCTTGGATAAACTTGGAGTTTTTACATCAACTTCTATCCCCGGTGGCAATACTAAACTTCCACCGGGAGTCTTCTTCGCCATTATACCCGTCTTACGTTTATCCTCATCCGACATCTTCAACCAGAGTTTAAACGATTTCGCATCAGTTATACGGAAAACCCAAATATACGCGCCAGATGACTTTTTATGGTCAATCTCATACTGTTTTAAGTTCTCATAGTGATTAATCCACTTAATAATGGTAACTAAATGGGAAATGATGCTGCGTTTTATGCTAAAACCACGATTCCATTGAATCATAAACTGGCAATACCCACCTAATTCTTTGTATACAGCCCCTTTTTTCTTAGCGGATTTTGCATATTTTGGGTCATATTTCTCGTGTTTTTCACATAATTTGCGTAATTCTGGGTATTTTGCAACATAAATAGAAGGGATTATTTGTTTACTATCTGTAGAGTTATCAGAAGTAGTAACAACATAAAACAAAGGAAAGTTAGACTTTGTAGGGTGATAAGCAATGTCATCGTGTTTAACATACTTTGAATCAACAAAATCTACCTCAACAAATCCGTCCGGGTGGACAGTAAGGTTCAAAAGTAACTCACAATTAAAAAAGATCGGAAGAGCACACGTCTGAACTCCAGTCA